ACGATAGATGCCAAGTGCCTTCTATTTATACATACTAAAATGATAGGAAAAAAGATTAACCAATTAGCGACCGAGTTAGCACCAGTTAGTACCGATTTAACTATTATTGGCGACCCAATTAGTGGAGTAAGTAAAAAGATTACACTTGCACAATTAGGGGCGATATTTAGCGGTGCAGTTAGCTTTTATACTGACTTAGCTTCGTTCCCTGCAACGGGCGATATTAACGTTATCTATTGTGCTAAAGACACGCAGAAACTTTACTTATGGAGTGGTTCGGCTTATGTTGAAGTATTCCCTTCACAAGCTTTATTAGATACTTACCAATTAAGAAGTGAGAAAGGTAACGCTAATGGTTATGCTTCTTTAGATAGTGGCGGTAAAGTTCCTATCAGTCAATTACCAAGTTCTATTATGGAATACAAAGGAACTTGGAACGCATCTACAAACACGCCTACACTTGCAAACGGAACGGGCGACACGGGAGATGTTTACATTTGTAACGTAGCAGGAACAGTAAACTTTGGCGCAGGTCCTTTGACTTTTGCGGTTGGAGATTATGTGATTTATTCAGGAACTATCTGGCAGCGTTCAAGTGGTGCAGTAGGTACTGTAACAAGCGTAGCATTAACAGTTGGTGGCGATGCGATAAGCGTATCGGGTAGTCCTTTAACTACAAGCGGAACTTTAGCTTTAGCGTTTAGCGGTACTACATCACAATACATTCGAGGTAATGGTACACTTGCTAACTTCCCTACTTCTCTAATTAGCGGTACGGGTAACGTAAATGCTATCCCTAAATTTACTGATAACACAGTTTTAGGTAATAGCGTTATGGAAGATGACGGGAACTTTGTTTCAATGCGTGGTTTGAAATTAAACCTAATAGCAGGAACGGGTAACTCAATAAACTTTCAACAAGCTTCGGGTATTATTGCGGCAGGTCTTGGATATAGCAGTATTGGTGCGGCAGGTTCAACGGGAATTAAATTTTACTTAGACCAAAATAGCACCACAAGAAGCTTTGTTTTAGACACTACAACTATTACAAGCGATACCGAGCGTACTTATAGTATGCCTAATTCAAGCGGTACTTTAGCTCTTACTTCTGATATACCAAGCTTAACGGGATATGTTCCGTACACGGGTGCAACGGCTAACGTAGATTTAGGAACGCACACTTTACTTGCTAAAAATTTAGTAATTAATCATTCAAGCGGTAGCGGAGTTGCTGCATCAATTACTAAGGGCGGTAGCGGAGAGGCTTTAACTGTTGTTAAGAGTTCAGGAAGTGGCAACGCTGCATCTATTACGGGTGGTGTTACACTATTAAGCGAGTTACATTTAACTACTGATTTAGCCGATGCGTATATTGCAAGTGCTACAAATTGGAATACTGCATATAGTTTAAGAATTACAAGTGCTACAAGTCCACTATCGATTACATCAAATGTAATTAGCATAGCACAAGCGAGTGGCTCTACTAACGGATATTTAAGTAGCACCGATTGGACTACGTTTAACAACAAGCAGAACGCTTTAACAAATCCAGTAACGGGTACAGGTACTACTAACTACCTACCTAAGTTTACAGGTGCAAGTACAATAGGGGATAGTGTAATACAAGAAGCAAGTTCTAATATTGGTATTGGTGGCAGTCCTTCGGGAACTTATGGCAAACTATCTGTATTTGGTGGTTTATCTATTAAAGATGACAATAATGCTAAATTAGAAATAGGCAGATATTCAAGCGGTGCTTCTAACTCTTATATTAAATTAGGTGCAAACTCTAATAGTTTAAGATTTACAAACGCAGGAGATTTAGCGGACATAATGGAACTTACCAACTCAGGCAATTTAGGATTAGGAGTTACACCGAGTGCGTGGGGAACAGGTTCAAGTGCAAGAGCATTACAAATGAATGCAGGTTCTCTATTTAGTTTTTCTACATCACAACTTCACTTAGAACAAAATTCATATTTCAATAGTGGATTTTTTTATGTAAACAATGGGTTTGCTTCTGCATATAGACAAGTAGATGGTGCACATTCTTGGCATCTTGCTCCTTCAGGAACGGCAGGTAACGCTATATCCTTTACCCAAGCAATGACGTTAGATGCGAGTGGTAATTTACTTGTGGGTGGTACTTCTGATAGTTATATAACAAGCAGTAGAAAGGTTTTAGGTATTACAGGAACAAGTGAAGCCTTAATATCATTTAGAGCAAGTGGTACTGCAATGGGTTATATTTTTGCTTATGCAAGTGCTATTGACATATCAGCAATAGGTAGAGATTTTACTGTATCAGCAGGTACAAGTTCCCCTACTGAAAGATTTAGAATTGCAGCCTCTACAGGAGCAGCTACATTCTCAAGTAGTGTAACGGCAGGGGGATTGCTTACAACTGCTTATACAAGCACAGGCTCATCAATGGGGCATTTTATTGTAAATACTGCTGCTTCTACATTAAGTAATAGTGCTGATATTTGGTTTGGAACTTGGGGAGGCTCAACTATTTCAGGTATTACAAATGCTAGAATTTCAGCACTAAATGTAAATGCAGGAAATGCAGCAACAGATTTATTATTTTATACTTGGAACGGCTCATCTTCAGGAGAAAGATTTAGAATAGCCTCATCAGGAGCAGCTACATTCTCAAGTAGTGTAGATATAGGACAAAGTGCAACCGTTAGAGGATTTACAGGAACAACAGGTGCAGGTATGTTTATGGCTTATGGCTCAGCAGGAGCAGGTATAGGCTCTATTTATTCTTATAATTATGGAACAAGTACTTATGGTGGAACTGTTATAGATGGTTCTTATGTTGCTTTTTATAATAGTGGTTCAGAGAAAATGAGAGTTACAGGCGGTAACGTAGGTATAGGTACTTCATCTCCAAATAGATTATTAGATGTAAATGGAGTAATAAGAACACAAAATTCAGGTTCAGCAGGTGCGCCATCTATTGAATTAGGAACATCTTCTCAAGGTAATGGTTTGTTTTATCCAACAACTAATACTATTGCGATTGCTACTAATGATAACGAACGTATGCGCATAACAAGTGGGGGTGATATAATAATAGGTTATAATCAAACTACAACTACTACAATAGGTAGAACATTTGCAACAACACACGCTTCAGCTAATAGAGGTGCAACATTATTTTATGGAATTAATGATGGTGGTTTTGGTGGTATGTACACCTACAATGTTGCTTCAGGTATTACAGGATATAACGCACAATATATTGCCTTTTATACACACGAAGGAGCAGTATCATCAGGCGAAAGAATGCGCATAACAAGTACTGGGGTTGTATTAATTGGAAGCACTACTTCACTTTATACTGATACAAATAGAGGTGTTTTAGAAGTTAATGGCACATCATCTGCAATAGTTGGATTAACTATTGGGGGAACGAATGGTGGGTATTTACTACATAGTGGAACTGATTTGAGTATATGGAATGCAAAAAATGGTGCGGCAATATTCGGTACTAACAACACCGAACGTTTACGCATAACAAGTGGGGGGATAGTTCAAGTAAATACAACTGCTTCAATAGGTGGTGGTGTAATGAACTTAAATGGAGATTTAAGATTTGGTGGTAGCGCAGGAGCAAGTTATAGTATAATAAATTATCAAGGCGGTAGTTTAAATTTAGGAACAAATAATGCAACAAATTTAACCATAGCCTCTACAGGAGCAGCTACATTCTCAAGTAGTGTAAGTGTAAATGGAGATTTGATTATTAGAAAATCAGGAACACAATATGGTACTTTATATGCAAGTTCTGGAAATGATTTGTTTTTAGAATCTGCAAATAGTGCAGCTATTTACTATAATTCAGTTGCTTCTTTACATACTTGGAGAAATAATGGAAGTAATGCAATGTCATTAACCTCAACAGGTTTAGGTATAGGTACTACATCGCCAAGTCATACTTTAGATGTAACAGGTACGGGAAGATTTACAAGTGATGTAAAAGTAAAAACATTAGAAATAACCAACGTAGGTACTTATGGTTCATCTGCTGGAATATCAACATATATGGCTATAACAGTAAATGGACAGAATTATGTAATACCATTACACGGAACACCTTAAAAAATAAAAAACAAATAATATGACAACTTTTAAATGGGTAGTATCTTTACACTTTAATTAAATTAATGGCATACGTATACCGACATATTAGATTAGATAAAAATGAGCCTTTTTATATAGGTATTGGTTCTGACGATAAATATTATAGAGCAAATAAAAAAAGCCAACGTAATATTTATTGGAATAGAATAGTTGCTAAAACAGGTTATGAAGTAGAGATAGTATTAGATGATTTAACTTGGGAACAAGCTTGTGAAAAAGAAAAGGAGTTTATTAGTTTGTATGGCAGAAAAAATACAAAGACAGGTATTTTATGTAATATGACAGATGGCGGAGAAGGAACATTAGGAACAATAACAAGTAATGAAACAAAGAAAAAGTTATCAAATTCTATTAAGGAATGGAATAAAACAAGAAATATTACTGATAAACAAAGAGAAAATTCATCTAAAAATTTAAAAGAATTAAATAAAAATGAAGATTTTCAAAGAAAAAGAATTGAAGCTTTAAGAAATAATGAAAAATTAAAAAAACATTATATATCTATAAAAGGTAAACCATCTGGATATAAGCATACAAATGAAAGTAAATTAAAGATTTCATCATCTAAAATTGGAGTCAAATCAAGTAAGGAAAGGTTAGAAAAAATATCTAAAAAGGTTATACAAAAAACCTTAAATGGAGATATAATAAAAATATGGAATTCAGCAAGAGAAATACAAAGAGAAACATTATTTAGTCAAGCCAATATTTCAAGATGTTGTAATAATGTTTTTAAAAAAGCTTATGGATATAAATGGGAATATTTTAAATAAAACAAATTAAAAAGTATGACAAGTTACAAATGGGTTATTGTACAAATGGACACAGCCCCACAAGAAAATCAAAATTTAGACGTAGTTAAAGTAGTGCATTGGCGTTACCAAGCAGAACAAGTAGACGGGGATAAAACTTACAACGCTGAGGTATACGGAGCAATGGCTTGTGCTACTCCTTCGGAAACTGACTTTACTGCTTACGAAGATTTAACTTACGAGCAAGTATGCGAGTGGTTAGTTGCAGGTAACAACGTAGAAGCTATGGACTTAAACTTAGCTACACAGATTGAGAACCTTAAAAACCCACCGATTGTAAATTTGCCTTTGCCGTTTAGCAATCCACAATTATCTTTACAAACAAAAACAAACTATGAAGAACAAACAACTGCTCCAATTAGTGAGCAACCTTAATGCCGTTATCGGTAGCCAAGAAACTAAAACACAAAAGAAACTTGTAAAAATTTACGAGAAGGTAAAACAACATCACGAGGACTATCAAGCCGAAGTTGAAATCTTGCGTTTAGACAATGCGAGTACAGACGATAAGGACTGCTTACTATTAGATGACAAAGGAAATTACAAATTCTCAAAAGAAGGTATCAAGAAGCTGACTAAAGATATTGATGCGCTAAATGATAAAGAATTTGATTTTCAAATAATTAACGTTGTTAACCAATCGGGATTGCAAGATTTTACATTCTTACAAGATTGGGTTACTGGCGTAGAATTTAACAAACAAGAAGAAGAAGAACTATAATGGCAAATAACCACCAAGCAGACCAATCGACAATCGTATCTTTAGTTAGTGCTACAATTAGCATTACAAATATTCAACCGCTATTCACATTGATTGCAAGTTTGGTGGCTATCGTTTCAGGTCTTATGGCTATTCGATACTATTACAAAATGACCAAAAAGCTTAAATGAGATTAATACTTTTAGCCTTATTACTTACTTCTTGCGCTTCTGTTAAGAAGTTTGAAAAGCGTTATGATAGCACGGGGACAACTAAGATTGACTCCGTGCATCTTACTTTTTACGATAGCGTTACCAAGATTATAGAAAAAGAGCAGGTATTTACAAAAGAAGTTACTATCTACGACACTATCCGTGTAACAAAGGATAGCATTATAGTAGTTCCCAAAATCGTAACTAAGTGGGTGTACCAGACAAAAGACAAGCAGACCGACAATAGCTTAGTTAAAAAAGATACAATAGCGTTTAATCGCACAGAAACGGCTCAAATTTCTATTGTAGATAAAAACAAGGTAAGTACTGCAAATAACTTTTGGAAGGCTCTAATCGGTCTAATAATAGCGATTGTGTTAATTTTAGCTTATTGGAATAGATTATGGAAGTAAACAAAGCAGGTAGAGATTTAATAAAGCAGTTCGAAGGCTGCAAATTAAAGGCGTACAAATGCCCTGCTGGTTTATGGACTATTTCTTGGGGTTTGACTTTTTACCCTGACGGAACGAAAGTAAAAGAGGGCGATGTAATTACGCAGCAACAGGCAGAAGATTACTTTAACGCAATAGTAGATGACTTTGCAAAAGGCGTAGATGTGCTTGTAAAATCAAATGTAACGGCAAACAATTTTTCTGCGATTGTTTCGTTTGCTTTTAATGTAGGTATGGGGAATTTTAGGAGAAGCACTTTACTTAGAAAGGTAAACGCAAACCCTAAAGACCCTTCTATTCGAGCAGAATTTATGAAGTGGACAAGAGCAAACAATGTGGTGCTTAAAGGGTTAGTGAGGCGGAGAGAGGCTGAAGCTAAACTATATGAGCAACTTTAGAACTATATTAGTAAACTTATTATCAGACGAAAGCAACAGTATTAGCCACAAAAGAGTGGTTGCTATGCTTGGCAGCTTATGTCTTTTTATTTCTTTGTTCTTAAATATAATTCTAAAAATACACCCAAGCGATAAGTTGGTAGATGCGGTATTGTATCTTACGCTATTTGCTATGGGTTACACCACAATAGATAAATTCAGCAAAAAATAAATAATGCTAAAATCAAAACGCAAACGCCTATTCTTTGACATCGAAACCTCGCCCAACGTCGGATTTTTCTGGAGTGCAGGATATAAGCTTAACGTAACTGCGGATAGCATTATACAAGAACGTGCTATTATTTGCATCTGCTATAAGTGGGAAGATGAGAAAGAAGTTTACTTTTTACAATGGGATAGCAAACAGAACGACAAAAAGATGCTACAAAGTTTTATCGAAGTAGCAAACACGGCTTCGGAACTTGTAGGGCATAATGGCGATAAGTTCGACTTAGCGTGGATAAGAACCAGGTGCTTGTTTCATAAGATTGAAATGTTCCCTTCTTACGTTACTATTGATACGTTAAAAGTAGCAAGACAAAAGTTTAGATTTAATAGTAACAAGCTTAATTACATAGCTGACTACTTAGGCATTGGCACTAAGATTAAGACAGAATATAGTTTATGGAAGGACATCGTTCTGCATAAAGACAAAGTAGCGATGGCTAAAATGATTAAGTACTGCCAAAAAGATGTTGTGTTATTAGAGCAGGTATTTAACGCACTTAAAAACCACATAGAACCTAAAACACATTACGGAGTTATATTCGGTCAAGACCGAGGCTCTTGCCCTGAATGTGGAAGCGATGACTTAATTATTTCACTTCGTAGAACAACCTCAACTGGTGTAAAGAAAATACAATACAAGTGTAAAACTTGTTTTAAGATACATAGCAAAACCGACAAATAATGGATAGTAAAATATTAGCAGCAGTAATAGAAGATATGCGTAGACGTGAACTTGTAGGGAAATCAAAGTACGGAACTACAATGGATAGAACAGATTTAAGCACAGGTCAATGGATAACGCACCTGAAAGAAGAGCTGCAAGATGCAATACTTTATTTAACCAAACTTGAACAAATACACAATGCGCCTCAAAAAGATATTTAGCTTCGGCAATATTTTAGATAGAGAAACCTACGAGCAACTAAGGGAATTAGATTACACGAACCCAAACTTTAAGGGTTGCGGAGACGAGTTCCAGTTCAATCGTGAATGGTGGGTTATGCTTGACGAAGGCGAGATAGTAGCTTATTGCGGTTCTATTTACTCAAAAGGCATTTGTATATTTAACAGGGCTTGGGTTAAAAAATCACATAGAGGGCAAGGAATACAAAGACGAATGATTAAAACCAGGTTAAAGGCAGCTTCTACCTTTTGCCACATAGCCATTACTTATACTACATTAGACAACTTCCCTTCAGCTAATAACCTAATCTCGTGTGGGTTTAGGCTTTACTTACCTGAATATTCTTACGGGGGTTACGATAAACTTTACTTTCAAAAGCTTTTATAGGTAGTAATACTACTACTTTTGGCTGCATTTTACTACCGACTTTGGCAAGTCATAGCTTTACTTTGTACGTTCTGATGTACAAAATGTGCTATAAATTGCACAATTTGATGTGCTTTTATCCTATATAAGCCACATTATTTGCAACAATGATGCAAAAATAATTTTAAAATATTTTAATAGTTTTGCACTTTGTATTGTGTAATGTGTTATCTTTGTTGAAACAAAACACAAAATGACACATTTAACCACTTACCAAATGTTCCAATATCAGCGATACGGGAACATATTAATCGACGGGGATAGGAGTACTACAAACCCTTACGACCCCGCTCTATTGCCTAAAAACTACGACTACGAAGATGACGATTACACGTTTACTCGTTGGGTAGAACACAATGCAGAACTTGAACTTTTAAAAAACGAATTATATGAAGATTGAATTTGTAAAAGAAACTAACCATAGAGGCGATGTTTACTATTATACAACAGTAGATGGTCGCTACCAAAAAGACACTATATCGTTGGACTACTCACAAGCCTATGAAATATTTATAGGAATGAGAAAAAAACAAGAGCCGACTATCGAAGTATTAGAACATTATATTATTAAAGAAACAACCGAAACCAATGAGCCTAATTAAAATTCAACAGGAACTAAAAGCACCTAAAAACCAATTCAATGCTTTTGCTAAATACAAATACCGAAGTGCAGAAGATATAATCGAAGCTGCAAAACCTATCTGCCATAAGTACGGCTACGCTTTAATGCTTAGCGACGAGGTAATAGAAGTAGGCGGTAGAGTTTATGTAAAGGCTACTGCTTGTTTAAGTAACGGAGAAGATAACATTACCTGCACAGGTCTTGCTCGTGAAGAGGAAAACAAAAAAGGAATGGACGCTTCGCAGATTACCGGAGCAGCAAGTAGCTATGCCAGGAAGTATGCTCTTAATGGATTGTTTGCCATAGATGATACTAAAGACGCAGATGCTACTAATGAGCATAAAGACGAAGTAAGCGAAGGACAAAAGGCATTTTTGATTGAGCAGTTAGACAAGACAAAGTTTACCCAAGACCAAAAGGTTAAGGCTGCTTTGAAAATCAATGCCATCAAGAGTTTAGAGGAATTTAACAAGATTAAAGAAACCATAAAGAAAAGCTAATGAGGGAACTATTACCATTTGAAAGGCAAATGCTTTTAGCTGAAGTTTACCACTACGCTTGGTATAACGAAGATGCTTATGCAGACCTATTATTATTTATAGAAAAATATCAAAACCTTTTAGACAAACCAGTATTTTTAACCCCAATCAATAACAATGACACAGAAACAACAAATCTTGAACCACTTGCTTTCGGGCAAAACATTGACACCAATCCAAGCTTT